TAATTGATAAATTAGAAAGTATCTCCAAAAATCACGCAATTAGAGGCGAGTCGGAACTGCACACTTATTTGTGTATGTTGAGTTATTCGTTGTCTAAAATCTTAGACATAACTAAGGATGAGCATAAGACTGTTAGCCTGGTTAATCAGACTTTAGATGCTTATTTACCTGATGATATAACCTTTGAAAATGAGATAACTTTCGTGCCTGATTTTGATTTTGAGCCAAATACCTAATATTGTCTTATTTTTGTCAATAATGCATGACATCTGAAAGCCTTTGTTTATAAGGGTTTGACGATTATTTTATTTTTTTCATTTTTGTCATAAGAAATATACTTAAATGTGTATATATTTAAGAAAATACTTGACACTACAAATCTCAATAGTTTATCCTTCCTCTACACTATAGGGAGATGGTGGAGAGAGTTAGTATTTAAAACTAGCAAATTACACTTGATTTAGTGCTATATGGAAAATCAAAAAAAACATGATCTTACCTATAAAGATCAAATCATAGAGGAAACCAACGAACCACCAATCGAATATTGCAATTTAGATAAGCGTCTGAACAGACGACAACACTTATTTATTTGGAATGCAGTCAATAATCCACGTTTGTCTTTTATTGAAGCTGCAGCTAAGTCTGGCTACAAAGATCCTCGACAAGCAGCTAATAAATTGATGATGAACAAGCTCGTTAGGTCGGAATACAACTATTTGATGAACGAAGTCAAAAAGAAGTATGAACTAAATTATGATCGGGCCGTACAGGATTTATACGACATTCGGGACAAAGCCTTAGAGGCTGGCTCTTTTAATGCAGCCATATCGGCTCAGAACTCGTTATTGAGAGTCGGGGGACTTATTGTAGATCGTAAGGAAGTGATGTTTGGTAAGATAGATCAAATGAGTCGGGAAGAAGTTGAAAGTCGCCTGGAACAATTGTTAGGAAAATCCTTAGAAGCAGAGATTATAGATGAGAAAAGAGATCCTGGTTTGCTGGAAGAAAAAAAGACAAAAAAAAATAAAGAAGAAAAGGTTATTCCTTCTCAATAAGTAAGAAAATAATTATTATTATTAGGGAGAGTTCAAACATTAGGTGAAGGTCTATTTAAGGGAGAAAAGAAAAGACTTTGTAAATAAACCTTCAAAAGCATCTTATAATGTATTAAGCGTACAAATCAAGCATTTCATAAGCATATTTTAATGCTTCGGCTTCAGACAGGCCTTTGTCTAATGCTTGTTCGTAATGATGTTCTAAAAATTGTTCGTTCATGTGACAACTCATGGTTTCTCCTTTGTTGCACATTTTACATACTCTAAATAACTATCTTGTTCAATACTATCCCAAGCACATAACGGTTCACTATCTTGTGCAATAACTTTCGCTTGTTCTTCGTCATCAGCTTCTACTATTTTGAATACTGTATAAGTGTATTCTCCTTGTACTCTATATTTACTCATGCTTCTCCCTTGTTATTCAGTTTTTTAAGTGCATCAATACTTATCGTCATAATTTTAGTATCTTCGTGGCAATAATCATCATATTCCTCATCATGTTCGCTAACAAAATCTACTTCAAACTCATAACGTAAATGATTTAATATTTTCATAGCATTATTACCACCATATCTAAATAAATCTATAACTTCCATTTCATCATTCAAAGCGTAATGTATGCAACTCCCTTCACAAGTAAAGTATTTACGTTGTTTAGTGTATTCAACATTAAAACCTACATCTGCAAGATAATCGCTATCTTCAATAGCTTCTAATGAAATCGGTTCTGTTGGTCTATAATATGTGGACATCATTTTTCTCCTGATTTTCTTTTTTTAAAAGTCTTAATATTTCTATAACTTCTTTACTTTTCTTGCCATCATCTCCTACGACAATATCTACGGCTTCTTTAATCGCTAGTTCGCTATACATCATGCTTCCTCATACTCCTCATCTGTTCGTTCATCTGCCCAAAATCCTTCATTTGAGCCACAAGATAAACAAACATTAGTTTTTAAATTAATATTTCTACTGCCACAACATATACAACATTGAGGCATTTGTGCTATTTCTAACCAACTGTAATCTCGTTTCATGCTTGCTCCTCTTGATTAATTATCTGTAATTTATATGTGCTAGTTCCATCATGACAACTAACTTTTGCTTCAAATAAACTCTCGTCTTTTTTGCCGTTCAAAGTTCCTATACTAAAACTCCAATCAGAGTTAGGTACTATCTTCCAAAAAATTTCATAAGGACAATCTAAAATAAATTCTTTAGATACTTCGTCATTATTCCAACCATGATTATTAGAGTATATTAAAACTTTTCTACCTAAATAATTTTCAAAACATTTTTTTATATCCCATTTAAATTCTTCAAATTCATCTCTATCCGAATATGGCTCTAATACTGCTATGTTCATGCTTCCTCCTCATATTTCTTGTTAATAAAATCTTGGTTTTCTTTCTGCCATTCGGCCTTAGACTTAAAAGTTTCTCCGTAAGCGTGTTTCTCAGCTAGGTACTCTTGATAAAATCTATCAATGAACAATTGTTTATCAGATCTTTTTTCTTTATAGCTATAGTCAATATTTTTCGGCATCTTCATTATTTGTACTCGTTAAGGTTTTGTTTAAAGTTTTGTCGGCTAGACTTGATGCTTTGTTTTCTCTCAAATTTATTCAGGTAAGTTTCTTTCTTTTTGTATTTAGTTTTTTTACTCATAAGTTCTCCTATCTCATGTTACGGCAAATAATAAACCAAGCACGTTCAATATCTTCTATTTCATCAGATTTTTTTGCGTGATCTTGGACTTCTTTATCAACTAACTTGCCAATTATTCTAACGGCTTCGGCTTTGGTTCTAATGTTACTCATTTTTAGCCCACCATTTATTAAAATACATATCATCTACTAAACTTTGACATTCGGCATTTTTACCTTCAGCAAGTTTTTTTATAGCTTGTCGCATTAAGTCTAATTCAATGTTGTTGTTTAATATTTCACAAACATAATGATCGCCTGAATAGTAGTCGTATTCATTTAGAAAGTTTTCTACATCTTCCATATCTAAATGATCTGTTTTATTACTCATGCGTCCTCCGTTTTATAAGGTGTGATATGTCTGTTGCCACAATTAGAGCAATCATCATCAACTGCACATTCATATTTATCTTTCCAAGAAAAATTACATCTTGGGCATTTATAAAAATTTAAATACATATAATTTTTATCTTCCATTTATGCCACCCATTCTTTTAGCAGTCCTAAATGTATTTGCACAAGTCTAACTACATCTTTGGAATGACCACCAATATGCCAATCGGTTATGTCCTCAGTTAATTCTCCGTCATTACCTAAATAATTAATGCCATTTTTCCAATTATAAATGGTCGCAACTTCGCCATTACCAAACTCTAGTTCCCAAAGAGCATCAAATTTACCATCTTCACAATCATCTTTTGACGGCTCTCCTAAAACATCTACTAAGTGTTGGTAACTGCAATTCAGACACCCTTTATAACTTGTGCCGTAAGTTTCTATATTTATCGGCTTACCATCTATAATTTCGTTATGTGTAAGACACATAAACTCTTTTAATTTACTCATTATAAATACTCCTTTGTTTCTTCAATTTGTTGTGGCGATTTTGGATTGTTATTAATCCATTCAACAACTTCAACAAAATTATCTGATTGAAATAAATCTTTTTCATAGCCATAACATAAAGTGACGCAAAATCTAGGAGATTTTTTAACACCGTAAATGTCTAATGAATTCATTTCTTTAACTTCTTCATTGTGACTATTAATCCAAATTTGATAACCTTTTATATCGTCTTTATCTGAAATGAAACTTGGCAAAGCATCATTCCCATAAGAAGCACATTTCCAACCTTCTGGAATATTTAAATCTGCGTAGTAATCTTCCCAAATTTCCCCTCTAGTCATTTTTAATTCTTTTTTTAATTTACTCATAATTTTTCTCCTTCATTATTTCTATAAGTTCTTGATCGGTATATTTGCAGTCGCAAGATAAACAAAGAGAGAAACCCATTTGTTCTTGGATTTCTCTCTCATCAACTTGTTTGCTACATAATTGGCATTTACTCATCAGTTTCTCCTTTTTTAATTATTTCTATAAGTTCTTGATCTATCATGTTCTTTCTATACGCATCATCAATCATCATTTTTGCTTGGTATAAATGTTTGCAATAAACAGGATTAAAGGCATCTAACATAGCCATATAATATTTATGTTTTTCGTTAGCTTCTAAACTAAAACATTGAATATAAACATTTTTATATTTCTTATATTTATCAAATAAAAGTTTGGTATTACCTATCATCAGTTTCTCCTTCTTTTAAACAAATAGGACACATATCTAACGGCTCTGGTATTTTGCTATTTTTAGGTATGGCATCTAATAATTGATCTAATCTAGCAATAGCAGTTTCCATAAGTTTTGGCTTGTCTATTACTCTTAGCAAATTAATCAGTTCTATTTGATGTTTGATAAGTTCTTTTAAGTTCTTTTCTTCTATCATTTTTTCTCCTTAATTCAGTTCTCTTGGTTTATCGTGGTGAAATTGCTCATCATTCTCAGAAAAATAAACATTAGATACTTTTCCATATCTAACTATTTTTCTTTGATACAAAGTCTGAATTCCAAGAGGTACTAAACCTTCATTAATAGTGTTAAGCACTTCTTCCCTATCTTCTTCACTATCGCATTTGATAATGATGTTAAAAGTTTCTTCTTTCAATTTTCTCTCCTTAGTTTTTATGTATATCAATTATTGCTTTGGCTTCCCATAAAAGAGAAACTGCTTTACCAAAATTTAATTTGTCTTTGTTTTGGTCATAACAATAAATCTTTTTTCCATCTTTAGATGTTGGTGTTTGTCCGTAATATTCAATATGAATTTCACAACCTTTGTATTTTCTTATCTCAAAATCTTTCAATTTTTTCTCCTTAGTTTTGTTAATAAATACCATTTAATCACAATATGTAACTAGATACAAGCAGTATCATGAAAAAATAATAAAAAATACAAACCCGTAAGGATAGAGAAAGGTAATCGCATACCCCTTCTCTTTTGATCGGTTAGTCAAAAAAATTGAGTAAGTCGGGACGTATATGAAAGTCGGAAGTCGGGCTTAGTTTAGAAAATTGATAGGTATATACACAACTAGCTAAGTTATACACATTAACAACTTCAGGCGAAGGCAGGAGATCTACCCATTCCTAATTCGGTTACAAAATGTATAACAAAAAGTTATAACCAAGTTAAATTATATGCCAAATTAATCTAAAACAATAGTTGACAAATAGTAACCAACCTATATAATGAATACATTAATAACAAAGGAGATCAGAAATGACAGAAAAAACAAAAAACATAAAAATAGAGTCAGTAAAAATTACTCTATATAAAAGAGAAGTGCTTTTATTAAGAAAACTTGCATCTAAAAAATTACCAAAACTCTATCGAGAATATCGCAAACTTTCAGATAGAGAAAAACAAATTGAAAATGGATATAAGTTCAAAGAAAGAAAATATGACGATCCAGAGTGGAGAGCCGTCAGAAATAGAATAGACGATATTATGAGAAAGAGAACGACTTGGGATAGTATTTTAGAACAAATTCCAGAGGGTATGGAATATGGATTTATTCCAGAAGATCAATTTTACAAGTTTGATTTAGAAAAATGGGTTGAGTAAATAATTTCTGTCCCTTCTCCCGATATTATGTCGGGAGTCGGGATAGAGTTTGTAGTTTTTAAAAATTTTTACCATATATAAGAATATACACAATTACACAATCGAGATGAGATCCAACCAGGAGAAAAAATGAAAATATATTTAGTACGAGATTTAAACCACGATCACACAAATTTTTTTACTACTAAAAAAGAGGCTGAAAAATATTTTGAAAGTGATAAAGAAAAAAACGGTTTGAATCCGCCAGTAGAATATGAAATACCAGTAACCAAAGAAGGCATAATAAAAGCAATTCATTTAGGTGGTCTTTGGGGTGGTGGTGAAGTTGGTTTTGGTGGTTGACAATATGTAACCAAAGAGATATAATGGTTTTTTTAATCAACAAAGGAGACAGAGATGAAATACAAAAAAGGTAAATTATTAGAAGAATATTTTTTAAATCCTCACTTTGAGCCTACGCCCAAAGAAGAAAAAGAACTAGAAGATTTTTTTATAGGGCTTAGAAACAAAAATAAAAAAAGGGAGTTTAAATTAAATGACTAAGGCACAAGATATTATTGACAGCAAAGAAACAGAAGCTAATGACCATTTAAAATATAATGTTGATTTTTGGATTGACTTAATAACTACGGGCAAGCATGACTTTGAGTTAGATGAACATGAAGACTTGCCAGGATATTTGAGTAGCAATCAAATTATGGAAGTAAAATATATCTTAGACGATAACTTAGATTATGTTGGCAGTCAGTTGTTGGTCGCCTTTGGTGGTCCTAACATTTGGATTGACACTCAGTACAAGACAGTAAACGGTTATTGGTGGGGGGATGATGTTATTAGAGCTTATTGGGAAGATTTTATCGGATTAGATGATCACATTAAAGAACTATATGAATGTTCGAAATCGTCTTGTTCATAATTATCTTGTGGTTAATTATTGATCGTGATTGAGTGTAAATGTAGTAGGCATAAATCGGATTAAACCGAACAAATTTCTAGATTGTTGGCTCTAGGTGAAATCAAGAGGATAAATAGGAAGGCTAATCTAGTGCTACATTTACCAAGTCGGAGGTCGGAGTCGGGCTTGCCTTATAAAATAAATGCCAAGCCGAAAGACTATATACACAATATTAACTACACAAGTTGTGCAGCTGATGATCCAGGGGATCTAACTTGACAAAGGAGGCGACATAATGTAAAGTAATATTAATTCTCAATCTAGGCGACACTTACGAGTGTCGTCTTTTTTTTGTGTCGGGGTCGGGTCGGGATTTGTAATAGAAAAAAATAAGCTCTGCCGAGGGCCTATATACACATTTATACACATAAGCTCCAGCTGATGATCCAGGACAACACTCTTATCATCTTGTTAAAAGATCTAGTATGTGCTACTATTTGTAATCAAATTAATAAAGGAGAATAAGATGAAATATTATGAAGATACTGATGAACCTATTTTGGAATGTGATGGTACCAATCACTTGGGCGATCATGTTTGGGAACTAGTAGATGCGAGAGGCATCTCTTGTGGAATGGTTTGCGAGAAATGTGTGAAGCAAAGAAAAGCCAGTTATCGACCAGAGATATTTACTGACCCTAACTACGATACAATGGAAACAGACTTGTACGGCTCTTGGGCTGATGATGAACACGACTATTAAAGTCGGGTTCTAAGTCGGGAACTTTTATGCACAATAAAATTCCCTACGGGGTGGTACTACACAATATAGATAAACAATATATAGCTGCCAGCAGAATCCAGGGTGAAATTTATTAGCTCATCTGGCCCAAAAAAAAAGACTTGCATCTATTGGTTACTTATAGTAATCTATAAAT